CGCTCACCTGAATCCTTAGTGACCTCATAGGTTTCTTCGCCAAGCTGTACGCCAAGAGCCTCTAGCTCACGAGTCAGGGTGTTGACTTCGTTTACAGTATCTGAGCCACCTTCAACCAAAGCCTGAGCTGTAGCGCCACCAGCCTCCATGCCTGCATCTACAAGCTGCTGGAACAAGAATGGGTCAAGACCTAGCTTACGTAGCTCAATTAGGTTCCCAATAAAGAGCTTGGTACGGTCAATCATGCTTTGGAAGTTGCTTGTGAGCTGTGCTGACTTGTCAACTGTCTCTGTGATTACGTCTGTGAAGTTCCTGGTCATCGTGACCCTGAAGCCCTCTAGCGAGCCAGCAGTCTTGACAATATCTTCAAAGACCTCAGATACCTCGACTTTAGATACCTTGTCTTCAATATCGCCCAAAAGACTTATCAGGGTTCCTGTGCTTACAACTGCATCGGCAACGCCAAAGATTGCACCTGCTGCATCGTTGCGCTGCGACAGAAGCTCATCACGCTTACGCTGAAGGTTGGATAGGGCAGTTAGCTCAGTACGAGCATAATCCAGAAGGTTTTTCTTGGCATCCTCAAGCAGGTAGCCATTGTCGAAGGCATTGTTAATCTGCTGCTCAATACGAGCCAGGTCACCTCGTGTACTGCTTTCAAAGCGACCAATCTCACGCTCATAGGTGTTTAGGGCGTCGACCGAATTAACGACCTGTAGCGTTATGGCTAGGAAGTCGGCATAAGCCTCTGTAGCGTCTGCAATGTCAAGCGTTAGTTGCTTTTGAAGGTCAGCTTGCTCTTCAAGTATGGCGTTTATCTCTTGCTCTGTTGCAAGCCTGTCTTCTTCAAACTTTTCTAGCTCAGAAAGCCCAGCAGCAGTTATGTTAAACGCCGCCTGTAGCTTACGGGCCGCTTCTTCACCTCCTTCAACGATGTCCTTGAAGATTGCTTCCCAGCCTTGGCTGTTTAGCACCTGACCAATTAAAGCCTCAGAAAGCCCGAAGCCCTCCAGGTCCAGCTTTGCAGACTGTTTCTTTACCTCGTCTGTTAGCTTTTCGTAGAACTCTGCTACAAAATCCTTGACGGTTTCGCCACCGCCAGCAGCGCCACCGCCTCCTCCGCCATCGTCTTCTTGAACGCCGAGCAACTTCTTTAGCTCATTGTTTACGGCATCAATAGCTTCTTGTGGGGCTTTGAACTTAATCAGGCTTCTCAGCTCTTCTTGAAGAATCTCAATGCGGCTACTCTTGGGAAGTGTGGCGAGAGACTTTTCGAGCTTCCAAGCAGCAAACTCCTCTTGCACCATGAGCTTAGTGCTCTCACGAGACATGTCGTTTGCTTTGATTTTTGCGGCAACGTTGTCATTGACTGTTTTAGTTAGCTTGTCAATTCTTTCTTGAAAGACCTTTATTTCCTCTGTAGCGATACCCAAGTTAAAGATGTCAAAGAAGTCAATAAGCTCCATTGCGGCTTTAGCAATGGAAAGCTTCATAAACTCTAGGGCGTTGGGTATCCACTCTTCCAACCAGATAATCATGTTCTGAAAGCTGACAATTACGAAGTCTACCGCTTGAACCAAGAAGCCAAATACTCCAATGATGAAGTCAAAGCCACCGATAGCATCCCAAAGAGGCTTTATTAATGAGACAAGCTTGTCAAACAGCATTTTGGCGTTGATGCCTACGGTTAGTAGCTTTTCCCCCCAAACGGTTGTTGGATTTGTAATTGTAGTTAGGAAGTTACCAACGGTCTTCATTCCATCAGCTATTGCAAGAATTGCAGGCTCTACGAGGCTTACGATAACCTCGCCAATGCGCTGAAGCGGTGTTATGAAGGCGTTAAAGCCATCTTTTAGCTCTGGTGTTACCCTCATCAGACCGTCGCTTAGTTGACTTGCCAAGTCAGCAAGGACTGGCAGCAGCCCTACCGCTACTGTGTCACGCACGTTATTGAAGGATGCGTTCAGGACGTTCTGCTGAACTGCGAGGTTATTTTGCTGTCTACCAACGGCTCCTAGGGCGTCAGAAGCACGGTCCATAAGGAACTCAACACGAATCTGCTGGTCAGCAAACCGTTCTTCAGCTCCAGTTAGACCGCCTAGCCCCCTAGCGAGCTTTTCTGCATCAATTTCGGATTGCTTCATAGCAACACCGAATTTCTCAATCGGGTCGTACTCACCACGGAAGAGGGCGGTCATACCGAGCAAGGCTTCTTGCACGTCATAGCCGTATGTAAGCGCTAGGTCAGCACCGAGGGATACGAGGTCTTCTGTTAGGTCAGCAGTCTGCTCAATAGAGAAACCAGACTGCTTTAGAACCGAACCAATAAAGGTGGCGGATTTAGCCGCTTCAGATAGCGACAGACCCATCTTGTATGCAGACTTAGAAAACTCAAGCATCTGGTCTGTGCTGCCCTTGAAGACGGTTTGCAGACCTTCTAAGTTACGCTCTAGGTCACGAGAACCCTCGATAGCGTTTATGACAAACTTGCCGCCGATGGCTCCAGCAGCAGCAGCAACCGCTGAGCCCACTTTGGTAGCAGTGCCTGCAATACCCTTTAGCTTCCTTTGGACTGCATCCAGCCCATCCATCGAGAAGGAGACTGGTACGTGAATCTTACCTGGCACTGCTTCTCCTAAGTTTGCGGTTTAGTTTCTTGTTTGCTTTGGTAATAAGTTTATCGAGGTTTTTCCTCGTCTCTGGAAGAGCCTTGTCAGCAGCCTTCCAGACGTAGCGAGATGCTCGTGCGCTCAGGTTGTCAATCATTTCAACTCCCTGAGTTGTAATACGGTGTTGACGGATGCCAGGGACCTTCTGACCCCCGATTGTGTACATGTAGTCGTAGGGACGTGTCACGGCATAGCGCTGAGTGAACTTGTTGCTTACGCCTGCCATGTCAGCCATGACGGTTCCAGGAGAACCAACGACAACACGAACAATGGCACGTCTGCCTCTTTTGTTTGTTTTCCTTGCGACTGGAACTTCAATGATTGCAGAATCTGCTGGCTTAGCCTTGACCGAACCATTGCTATATGTTGAACCCCAGGCCGTGCTACCAAAGTGTACTTGCTTCATGCCACTCAGAGGAGGGTTGGCTCTTGTGCCTGCCTTGCGGATGCCTCGTTGAATCTCGTTCTGCAACTCTTTGGCTACCTCTTTAGCGCTGCGCCTAAAGTCTTTGTAGTATTGGTTGTCCAGCTCTCGGAGCTGCTTCATTATGTAGTAGAAGTCCGTGTATTCAATCGAGCCATCGACTTTGCCGCCGCCACTCATACCCTTACGAGCGAGGCCGCCTAAAGCAGCTCTTGCTAAAAAAGCTGGAAATACCATTACTCACCTACTCCCTACTATTTTACCCCAGGAAAGCAGAAAGACCGCCTTTATCAAGCGGTCCTCCTGGGCTTATTCTTGGCAATCAGCCATCTTTGCATGGTCCATAACATTCTCTCATCAAGCTGCATGAGCTCTCTGGGTGATATGCCTGTCTCGCAGGCTAATCCAGCTATGTACCAGTGTGCTGAGCTATCGCCAAGACCTGTTATTTTGGGTCTTGTTCAGTTTCTCCAAGGTCCTCTACGGTTTCTAGCCACTTTTCGTAAGTGTCCTTGGTTCCACCGTTGCGCTTTTCAGCGTGCCAAGCCAGGAAGAGAAGCCAAGAGATTCGGGTGTCTCTTCCTAGCTGAGCGACGCTTACGTCAAACTTGTTCTCAAAAGCCACTAAGTCTGGCGTGCCAGCCTCGATAGCCTTTTCGGTCTTGTCTGAATATGTTATCTGTAGGTTTAGTTTCATTTTCTTTCCTTATGCGGTTGCGTAAGTTACAGAACCAGTGGTCGGGAAGGATACCGAGAAGGTAGCCAAATCGCCCACTGCTCCAGAAATTGGAGTAAAGCTGTTTACAAGCACCTCAGCAGTGTACGCAGGTGTTGCTGTACCAGCAGCGGTACCGTTTGCAGCGATGATTACTACAGTGCCGATTGTACCAACTAGGTCCTGGAACAGTGACGAAACTGCTCCCGAGCCAAAGTCAGAGTGGAAGTCAAGAGTAACAGAACCACTCTTCAATCCTCCAATAAGCTCTGTGTAGCCACCAGACCCAAAATCTGTTGTATCCACCTCAGCGGCGTTCAAAACCAGTTCAGCCCGAGCACATGAGCTGGAGAGGTCGGTCGAGTTAAAGGTCACTGATGTGCCAGTTACTACGAATTTTGACATATTGCTTTCTCCTTATGCGTAGACGGTGATTTGAAATTCAGCCGCCAGATATATTTGGTCGTTTATTGTTATTGAGCCTATGGCGTTGGCTGAAGTGACTATAAGGTCATCACAGTTCCCGTCAAGGCTACGATTCGATTCTACACCAGCTTTGACAGAGCCTGAGCCTGTCGGGGCTAGATAAGCGTCGAGCTTTCTCTGTGCCGTACGCTCTGCTGCTCGTCCGACGATTACAGAAACTTGAAAGTTCAAAATAGTTGTACCATTCTGAAATGCCTGGTGATAGTCGACCGAATTAAGGTTGACTAGCGCTATAGGAGGGCTTGGGTTGTCAATCAGCACTGGTGATGTGCGAAGTCCACTTACCGTGCCAATGTTGGCAGCTAGGGCGTTGCGGATAGCGGTTATGTCAGCCATTATGCGAAGCGTATTCTTCTGTAAGGCATTAGAAGAGCGCCAATGTCAGGGTCTACACGGCTAATACGGACCACTCCAAGGTCACCGAAGCCCAGAACACCGAGAGGGCTGTCATAGCGCTTGTAGAGCCTCGTAGCCTGCATGATGGCTGCTTGCTTTACCGCAATAGGCAGACTTGACCACCCAAAGACTCCTGTTACCTTTACTAAGGCTTCCTCGCCACTTGTCGGAAACACTAGGGCATCAATAGCTCTGATTAGAGTGCTTGGCATATAAATGCCACTAGCATAGCCATTCAGGGGCTCTAGTTGATACTCTGCTGTTGTCCAAGTTTGGTCAAAGGCGGTTCCGTTAGGGGCTGTTTCTAGGGTGGTCAAGCTTGCCAGGTCATCAATGTCGCACTCAAAAGAGCCTCTAGCAAAGAAGTACCTAGTCTCTTCGCTTGTGCTATAAAAGATTCGCTCACAGTGTCCGTCAATTAGACGTGATGCTGATTCAATACATAATTCTAAAAGAGAATCATCGACCGAATCGGTCAACCGTAGGACGTCTTTGACTTCCTGGAGCGTTGCGTACCCATTAGTGATTGCCATGCTTATATTCTATCTTGTCTTTAGCCTGACTTTTATGTCAGTAGAACTGATGCCTTTTGTGTAGGGGATATAAACAAGAGAGATATCCCAAGCGTCTAACCACTCTTGGTCAAAGCGTGATAAAACAGCAAAACCTAGGACTGGTATCACTTTGCTATCGTTTCCAAGAACGGCATCCAATGATTCTGCCAGACGTTCTTGTTGCTAAACGCTGAGGAGAACTCTAGTGATGGCTCTGAGTGCCTTGGCAGGTCTTTAGCGTTGTTTAGCGCCTGCAAGATACTAGGAATTTTAGGAACCATAAACCAACTGGACTGGCTCTCATCCCAGAACGGTTGACCATCAATCAGGAAGCTGTCTTCGCCTGCCAGGTCAGTTGATGCAGCCCAATTAGAGGTAATAACCCGTGTCCCACATCCTTGAGCCTCTACGGTAGGCACTCCAAAGCCTTCTCCATAGCTTGTTGACAACAGAACGTCAAACGCAGTGTACAAAGCAGCCATTTGAACCTCACTAAAGCCGTATCTTAGGTCAAGAGGATTGGGAAAGAGTACATTCTCTTGAGGGATTCCTACTGCTTTTACAAGGTTTCCGAGGTCGAATCCTCCGTAAGCCTTGCTTGGTTCTGAGTGTATGTAAAGCTTGGCAGTTGGGTTGTCTTTGACAAACAAGGCGAAAGCCATCAAGTTTTCTGCAAAGGCTTTGCGGTGAATTGTCCCGTTGGCTTTATTAGCTGCCACAATGCCGACTAGGAAGTCATCTTCATTGATGCCCATAAACTTGCGAGTTGACTTACCCTGAATCTTGTCGGTCGGCTTGTACTTGTTTGTGTCAATTGAGTGCGGAATGTAGACGCTATCTATGCCTTGACTCTTCATCTGCCGCTGACCGAATAATGACATGGCGATTGGTGTTACATTGTCTTTTTTTAGCCATTTTTCCACGCCTGGAGGCATCGTGATGTGGTCAAGCGGAGTCCAGGAGTAAATGGGTATCTCATCAAGCTCTGGGTTCTGGTAGACCCAAGCGTCATATAACGTGATAAGCATGTGTTTCTTGCCAGGCGTCTTTGCCTGAAAGTGTTTGTAGTGATAAGGCATTATGTCATCACTGTAAGTTTTGAGACCTTTTGGGTAATGAGTTATCTCGCCAAATGGCGTTTTGATAGAACTGATTGAGCCCTCAAGCCCGTAGTTTGAGAAAGAGGCAACATCTGCGCCTGCGTGTAAAAGGTTATTAGCAAGCAGCTCGGTTTGAACCCCATAGCCAGTGGGCATGCCAGGGCTATTAGATGCGATTGCGACAGCAAGGTTTTGTAGGTTAGACATGTCTATACCTTAGCAAAGCGAAACCCCCTTAGCAACCTACAGACTAAGGGGGTTTCGGTTTATTTCAAGAACTAGCTTGCGCCACCCTTGAAGTACTTGACGTGACCAGCGTGGGTC